CTACTGGCTGGCCCAGAGGATACGGTGCAGCCAGGCGATGTCCGGGAGGTCAAAGCTGTAATCAGGATGGGCCGGATTGAGGCTCGCCAATTCGATGCGCTTGGCGCTTTGGCGCTTCAATTCCTTCGCCATCACCTCGCCCAGGCGCGTCCGCACCACCACCCGGTCGCCGCGCCGCACGGGGGAGGCGGGCGAGACGATCACCACATCCCCGTCGCGGAACACGGGCTCCATCGAATCGCCGGAAATCTCCAACGCGTAGGCGTTCGGATCGCCGATCTCGGGCAGGCTGATCTCATCCCAACTTCCGCCGACCGGGAAGCCCGCATCATCGAAGAAGCCCTCTCCGCCGGCTTGCGCCAGGCCGATCAACGGAATCCGGCGCGACGGGCGCGGCCCACGCGAGAGGCTCGGCAAGGCCGCCTGGCCTGAGACGAGGGCCGCGAAGGCCTCCACGCCCGCGCCGGTTGCGTTCAGCACCTTGGCCACGCTCTCGGTCGAGGGCCAGCGCGCGCGACCATCCGGTCCGATCCGCTTCGACGGGTTGAACGCGGTCGGATCCAGCCCCGCCTTGCGGGCAAGGCCCGAGGCGGAAAGGCCGTTTTCGGCGGCGAGCGAATCAATCGCACGCCAGATATCGTCATGTCGCATAGCAGCATGACCATCTTAGGTGTGAGGTCATCGCGCAATAGGAAAATGTTGCTCATTTCCCTTGCGTGTGGGGGAAGCTTCGCCTTATGTTCCCTAAATGTTCTCATCCAGGACCACGAAAGGACACGTCCCGATGCCCCTCGCCCCCCGCGCCAGCCATGCCCCCCGCTTCGCCGCCCCGACACGGACCGAGCCCTTCACCTCTGCCGAGGAAGCCTGGTTCTGGACGATGTCGGCCCTGGTCGCGCGGCGCGACGGCGCCCGCATCGCGGCCGGCAAGGGCCTCGCCCCGCGCCCCTGCGAGCCGGATGATGTCATCAAGTGCCTCGACCGCCTGTACCGCCAGCGGCGCATCGAACTGGCCCATGCGCGTGTCATGCGCATCTGGGGCGAGCGCGGCGTCGCCCCCTGCCCGCGCCACATCCAGGAACGCGGGGATCATCGGCTGTGGCGCGAGGCGATGAACCGCCTGGAATGGCCGCTGCGGGTGAAAGGCATCGTCGCGGGTGCGCCGGGTCCCGGTATCCAGGAGGCTGAGATCATTCCGTTTTCCGGCCGATCTGCATGAGCGCCGGACAAGCCCCGCCGAAGCCCGCCCATCGCCGCCACCAGGGCGCGCAAAGCGCCTGGATCGTCTTTTCCGGGCGCGCCGATCATGCCTGGCAGCGATGGCTGCGGCCGGGCTTCCGGCACTGCTTCGCCGCACTCCAGGACGAGACGGGCTGGATGGTGCTGGACCCGCTTTCGGGCCGCCTCCTCCTGGCACGGGTCGCCGTGCCCGCGGGCTATGACTTGCCGGCCTTCTACCGCCGCGCCGGCCTCTTGCCCCTCGGACCCTTCCCGCTGCCGGAACAGTCGCTCGGCACCCCGCTCCGGGGTGTGCCGCTGAATTGCGTCTCCATCTGCCGCGCCGTACTCGGCCCGCATGCGCCCTTCGCGCTCACGCCGGCCGGGCTTTTCCGCGCGCTGACCCGGATGACAGAATCTAGGAAAAAATACTTGACACTGGTCGAGGATTAGGCGTAAAAGACTTCTGCCAAGGGGCGAATTGCGTCCTTCCCTTGGCACCGGCCGCGGAAAGGGCCGGCGCTTCCACCCCACGGGTGGCAGGCGCCGGCCCTTTCCGCGTTTCGCCCCCCATCCCAGCCCCTTTTGTCCAGCAAGGAGATCGCCGCGCATGGCAGGCCTGTTCCGCGCCCCGAAGCCTGTGGTGGTCCCACCCCAGCCGGCGCCCCTCACTCCCGAGCCCGCTCCGGTCACCGCCGCCCAGGCCACCGAGGCCGCGCGCACCGAGACCCGTGCGAGCGCCCGGCAGGGCATCCAGGGCACCATCGCCACCTCGGCGCGCGGCGTGCTCACGCCGCTGCCCATGGCGCTCACCCGCAAATCCCTGCTCGGCGAGTGACGGCCATGACCCCCGCGCAGATCCTCACCCGGCATGATGCCGCCATCAGCCGCCGCCGGCCGCATGAATCCAACTGGCGTGACGCCTACGCCCATGTCCTGCCCGCGCCGCACGAGGCCGCGACGCTCTACGACGCCACCGCCGCCGATGCGACGGAACAGCTTGCCGCCTCCCTCCTCGCGGAGCTGACGCCGCCCTGGTCCCGCTGGTTCGGCCTCGCCCTTGCCCGCGGCCAGGCCGAGCCCGCGGAAGCCGCCGCCCTCGAAGCCACGGCCGAGACGCTGCAAGCCCATCTCGATCGCTCCAACTTCGCGGTCGAGATGCACCAGGCCTTCCTCGACCTCGTCATCACGGGGACCGGCATCATGCTGGTGGAGGAAGCGCCCCCCGGCGAGGCCGCCGCGCTGCGCTTCACCGCCGTCCCGGTCCGCACCGCGGTGCTGGAGGAAGGCCCCGCCGGCCGCCTCGACACCGTGTTCCGCGAGGCCCGCCTCAGCACGGCCGAGATGCTGCGCCGCTTCCCCTTCGCCGAGATCCCCCCCGCCCTGCAGCGCGAGGCGGCGGCCGAGGCGGATGAGCCCGACCCTGTGAAGCACCGCCTGGTGGAGGCGGTCTGGCCCGACGGCATGGGCCACCGCTACGCCGCCATCTTCGACGCGCCAGGGCTGAAGGCGCCCATCTTCGTGGCCCAGGGCCGCTTCGCCGATGCGCCCTTCATCGCCTTCCGCTGGCTGAAGGCGCCGGGCGAGGTCTATGGCCGCGGCCCCGTCATCAAGGCGCTGCCCGACATCCGCACCGCCAACCGCGTGGTCGAACTCGTGCTGAAGAACGCCTCCATCGCCGTCACCGGCATCTGGCAGGCCGAGGATGACGGGGTGCTGAACCCCGCCACCGTGCAGCTGACGCCGGGTGCCATCATCCCCAAGGCGCCAGGCAGCGCGGGCCTCACGCCGCTCGCCGCACCCGGCAATTTCGACGTCTCGCAGCTCGTGCTGAATGATCTGCGCGCGCGCATCCGCACCGCCCTCCTCGCCGACCGGCTGGGCGTCATCCGCGACCAGCGCATGACCGCGACCGAGGTGCTGGAGCGCAGTGCCGAGACGGCACGGCTGCTCGGCGCCACCTATGGCCGGCTGCAGAGTGAGCTGCTGACGCCGCTTGTCGCGCGCTGCCTCTCCATCCTGGCACGCCGCGGCGAGGTGCCGCCGGTGCTGCTGGAGGAGGGGCGCGTGACCCTGCGCTACGAAAGTCCGCTCGCCCGCGTGCAGGGCCGCGCCGATGCGGCGAACACGCTGCTCTTCCTCGATGCCGTCTCGAAGATGGGCGCGGATGCCGTGGCGCAGGTGGACGCGCCCTCCGCCGCCCGCTGGCTCGCCCGCACGCTCGGCGCGCCGGCCGAGATTTTGCTCCCCTCCCCCTCGGTTCAACCGGAGTGATCCCGAACATGCCCGACAACCTGCTCGACACCGCCCTCGCCCCCACGGACGCCCCCGCCACCGGACAGCGCCCCGCCGAGGTGCCGGAGAAGTTCTGGGATGCGGAGCGCGGCGAGCTGCGCGTGGACGCCCTGCTCAAGAGCTACCGCGAGCTGGAGCGCCGCATGTCCCAGCGCGCCGCCCGCCCCGCGCCCGACGCGGATGAGGAGGAGCGCCGCCGCTGGCGCGAGATGATGAACATCCCGGAGACGCCGGATGGCTATCAGGTGGAGCCGAAGCACGAGCTCTGCGGCCCGGACACCGAAATCAACCAGCGCCTGCACGAAGCGGGCTTCTCCTGCGAGCAGGTGCAGCTGGTCTATGACCTCGCGTCCGAGCGGCTGCTGCCTTTGGTGGCGGAGGCCGCGCAGCAATTCGAGGCGGACCGCCAGGCCGAGCGGCTGCGCGCGCATTTCGGCGGCGAGGAGCGCTTCCGCCGCGTGGCCGCGCAGCTCAAGGCCTGGGGGGCGGCCAACCTGCCGCCCGGCGTGCTCGAGGCACTCTCCACCACGGAGGAGGGCGTTCTGGCGCTGGAGCGCATGATGCGCGGCAACGAGCCCCGCATGGAGCGCGAAACGCCGCCGCCCGAGGCGCTGGACGAGGGCGAGCTGCGCCGGCTGATGCGCGACCCCCGCTACTGGCGCACGCGCGAGCCGGAATTCGTGAAGCGCGTGACCGATGGCTTCCGCAAGCTGGTCGGCGGTTAACCCACCGCCGCCCAGACAAGAGATGCAGGGCGAGTGCTGCGCAGACGCGATGACGTCGCGCGCCCGCCCTGCCTGGCCGCCGATCCGCCCCCCTTCTCCGGATCGGCGGCCGCGCCCGCCGCAGACCCGCGGACCCATGCGTCCCAGCCGCGGCGGGCGCCCCCTTTCATCCGCGCAAAACCCGTCTGGGCGCGCGGATGCGGCGCGTACGCGCGGCCCAGTGACGGCCAACCGCGCGTCGCGCCTTTCCCGAAACCCTCCTTCTGGAGTTCTTCCATGTCCGGTTCCATCGACCAGGCCTTCGTGACGCAGTTCCAGGCCGAAGTGCATGAGGCCTACCAGCGCCAGGGCAGCAAGCTGCGCCCGGCCATCCGCAGCAAGTCCAACGTCAAGGGCGCCAGCACCATCTTCCAGCGCGTCGGCCGCGGCACCGCCAGCTCCAAGGCGCGCAACAACGCCGTACCGGTGATGAACCTCGAATACTCCGCCGTCTCCTGCTTTATGCAGGACCATTATGCCGGCGACTGGATCGACAAGCTCGACGAGCTGAAGACCAATGCCGACGAGATCGGCGTGCTCGCCTCCGCCGGCGCGCATGCGCTGGGCCGCAAGACGGATGAGCTGATCATCACGGCACTCGATCTCGGCACGCGTGAGGCGCTGGGCACGCAATCGGGGCAGACCGACAATGACGGCATGACCCGCGCCAAGGTGCTGCTGGCCTTCGAGATGCTGGGCGCCATGGACGTGCCCGATGACGGCAACCGCTACGCCGTGGTCGGCTGGAAGCAGTGGAGCGAGCTGCTGACGCTGCCCGAATTCTCCAATGCGGATTACGTCGGCGACGCCAACCTGCCTTGGCGCGGCATGCAGGCGAAGCAGTGGCTGGGCGCCACCTGGATCCCGCATTCGGGCCTGACCAAGACCGGCACGATCCGCTCCTGCTACTTCTTCCACAAGACCGCGATCGGCCACGCCGCCGCCTCCGAGATCGTCACCGACGTGACCTGGCATGGCGACCGCGCGGCGCATTTCGTCAACAGCATGATGAGCCAGGGCGCATGTTTGATCGACGACGCCGGCGTCGTGCGGATGCGCTGCAAAGAGTAGCGATCGCTGCGCCGGCGTCGTGCCTCAGACGCCGGCGCGCTCCGCGCTTGGCTTCGCCGCGCGACTGTTGCGCTTGGCCATCCGCCCGGTTGGGCGGCGCCGGCCGCTTTGCGGCCGGATTCTCTCGGGGCGGCTCCCACTTTGGGGAGCCGCCCAATTGCCCTGCTCCCCTCCCCCCCTCCCCCGGAGATCTCGCCATGGCGCTCACCGCGCTCGAACTCTGCTCGCGCGCCCTGCTGCGCATCGGCGCGCAGGCCATCGCCTCGATGGATGAGGGCACAGCCGAGGCGGAGATCGCCTCGGGCCTCTACGCCGGCATCCGCGATGCCCTGCTCTCCGCCCATCCCTGGAGCTTCGCCACGGGCCAGGAGAGCCTGCCCCGCCTCGCGGCCGAGCCGACGGCCGATTTCCGCCACGCCTTCCAGCTGCCGCCCAATTTCCTGCGCGCCCTCTCCGCCGGCAGCCCGAGCCAGGGCCGCGGCCTCCACTACCGCCTCTTCGAGGACCGGCTGCATTGCGACGCGCCACAGGTGACGCTCACCTACATCTTCCTGCCAGCTGAAAGCACCTTCCCGGCCTTCTTCGCGGCCGCCCTCGTCGCCCGCCTCTCCGCCGAATTCTGCATCCCGCTCACCGAGAGCAGCAGCCGCGCCCAGATCCTGTTCAACCAGGCCGAGGCTGAGCTGCGCGCGGCCCGCCGCGCCGACAGCCAGCAGGCGACGACGCAGGCGCTGGACGGCTTCCCCCTGATCCGCGCGCGGGGCTGAGCCATGGCCGCTTCCCGCCAGACCAAATCCAGCTTCGCCGCGGGCGAGCTGGCGCCCGAGCTGCTCGGCCGGGCCGATCTGCGCGCCTATGCCAATGGCGCGCGCCGCCTGCGCAACGTCTTCATCCAGCCAACCGGCGGCGTGACGCGCCGGCCCGGGCTGCGCCACATCGCGACCCTGCCCGGGCCCGCGCGCCTGCTCGCCTTCGAATTCAACACCGAGCAGGCCTATTTGCTGGTCTTCACCGACGGGCTCTTCAGCGTCTATCTCGAGGACGCGCTGGTCGCATACGGCCCGGCACCCTGGAGCACGGCCCAGCTCGCGCAACTGGCCTTCACGCAAAGCGCCGACACGCTGCTGATCTGCCACCCCGACGTCGAGCCGCAGCGGCTGACCCGCAGCAGCCATGCCAGCTGGACCATGAATGCCTGGCCGCTTGGGCAGCTGCCCACCTATCGCTTCCTCGACAGCGGCATGGCGCTGACGCCAGGCGGCACCTCCGGCAGCATCAGCCTCACCGCGCCGGAGGCGGTCTTCCAGCCGGGACACGCCGGCACGCCCTTCCGCTTCCGCGGCCGCCTCGGCGTGCTCACCGCCGTGGCATCCGCCACGCAGGCGACCTTCAGCCTGGCCGAGCCGCTGCCGGACACCGCGGCCAGCACGGATTGGGAAGAAGCGGCCTTCAGCCCGGTGCGCGGCTGGCCCATCAGCGCCTGCTTCCACCAGGACCGCCTGGTGATCGGCGGCGCGCGCGACCTGCCCAACCGCCTCTGGCTCTCGCGCTCGGGCGATCTGTTCAACTTCAGCAAGGGCAGCGGCCTCGATGACCAGGGCATCGAGTTCGGCCTCCTGTCGGACCAGGTGAACGCCATCCGTGGCGTCTTCTCGGGCCGGCATCTCCAGGTCTTCACCACGGGCGGCGAATGGATGGTGAGCGGCGAGCCGCTGACACCCTCCTCCATCCAATTGAACCGGCAGACGCGCATCGGCAGCAGTGCCGCGCGCATGATCGCGCCGGTGGATGTGGATGGCAGCACCATCTTCGCCGCCCGGAGCGGAAGGGCGATCCACGAATTCGCCTATACCGACGTGCAGCAGGCCTATCAGTCGAACGACCTTGGCCTGGTTGCCGCGCATCTCATCCGCAACCCGACTTCCATGGCCTATGACCAGTCACGCCGGTTGCTGCATGTGACGATGGAGGATGGCGGCCTCGCCACGCTCACCCTGTTCCGCGCCGAGCAGGTGACCGCCTGGACCCGGCAGGAAACGGCCGGCGCCTTCACCCATGTGGCCGAGCTGGATGGCCGCGTCTTCGTCGCCGTGCTGCGGATGGGCTCGCATCGCCTGGAGCGCTTCGATCCCGCCCTCGGGCTCGACGGGGCGCTGGATGGCAGCGGCGCCACGCCGCGCGACCGCTGGACCGGCCTTGCCCATCTCGAGGGTGCCGGCGTGGGCGTGCTGGCCGATGGCGCGCCGCGCCAGCCGGCCATCGTCTCGCAAGGCGCGGTCACGCTCGACCCGCCCGCCTTCTCCGCGCAGATCGGCCTGCCCTTTGCGCATGAGATCGAGCCCCTGCCGCCTGAGCTTTCGGGCGTCACCGGCAGTCGCGCGGCGCCGCTGCGCCTGGTTTCGGTCAGCTTCCGGCTGCTGGAGACGGCAGCCCTCGACGTGGATCTCGGCCGTGGCCCGGCGCCGGTCGCCTTCCGCCGGCTGGACACGCCGATGCTCGATGCCGCACCACCCCGCTTCAGCGGCGATGTGCGGCTCGCGGCGCTGGGCTGGCGGCGGGATGCGATGCGCCCGCTCTGGCGGATCGCGGGCGATGCGCCGCTGCCCCTCACCCTGCTCTCCGTCACCACCGACATGAGGACGACCGACTGATGGCCGCATTGTCTTCCCTCGCCACGCTCGCCTCGACGGGTGTCGGCCTCTATGCGCAGAGCCGCACGGCACAGCAGCAGGCGGCGACGCAGCGCGCGCAGGCCGAGATCAACCGGCAGCAGGATACGGCCCGCCAGCAGCAGCTCACGCTGCAGCAGCAGGCCGAGGCGCGGGCGCGCGGCGAGCAGGTGGCCCGCACCGTGGCCTCGGCGCGCGCGCGCCTGGCCGGCGGCGGCCTCCAGGTGAATGACGGCTCGGCCGCCAGCGTCACCCAGGGGCTGCGCGCCGATGCGGCAGCGGGGCAGGCCGATAGCGACGCGATCTTCCGCGCGCGCCTCTCCTCCGGCCGCGCCTGGCTGCTCAATCCCGACGCTACGCTGACCAGCGTGCTGCGCGCATTGCCGAGCTTCGGCAATGCCGTGCGCAACCTGCTCGACTGATCCCTCCACACCGGCGCGATCCCCTTCCGCCCCCCAGAATCCGGAGCACCTGATGTCCGAGCACATCCGCATCGGCGATATCGCGCCGCGCGTGCACTACGTCGCCGACGGCGTGCAGACCGCCTTCACCTTCCCCTTCCCGATCTTCGAGGCGGATGACCTCGACGTCCTCAGCGAGAACGCCTTCGCGAATTACGGCTTCACGATCGAGGGCGCGGGCGAATCCGGCGGCGGCGTCATCCGCTATGCCGAGGCCCCGGCACCGGGCACGCGCATCACCCTGCTGCGCCGCCTGAGGATCGAGCGGGTGACGGATTTCCAGTCGAACGGCGTGCTCCGGGCGAACACGCTGAATGACGAGCTGGACCGCCAGGTGGCCGCCCTGCAAGAGGTGCGCGACGATGTGCAGGGCGCGATCCGCCTGCCCTTCGCCGAGGCGCCCTCCGGCATGGTGCTGCCGCTGCGCGCGGCCCGCGCCGAGAAGCTGCTGGGCTTCGACGCGACCGGCGACGTCATGACCTATGACCGCACGGGCACCATCGCCGCCGCCTTTCCCGGCGCCATCCCGCGCAGCGTCGAGGACAAGCTGGCCGAGACGCTGACGGCGCGCGACTTCGGCGCGACGGGCGATGGCGTCACCGATGACGGGCCGGCGCTGCAAGCCGCGATGAACGCGGCAGGCGCTTCGGGCAAGCACCTCATCATCGGCGAGGGCACCTTCCGGACCACCATGCCGCTGCTGCTGCCGGGCGGCGCGGCGGGGCTGACCATGCGCGGCACCATCCTCTATGCCGGCCCCGGCGGGCAGGCCGCGCTGACCATCGGCGATGGCGGGGCGGTGCGCAACGCGGCCAAGCTCTACCAGGGCCTGCGCGTGATCCGCGCCACCATCAGCGACTGGCAGGATTTCGGCGATATCGGCATCGTCCTGCGCAACCTGGATTCGAGCCTGGTCGAGATCCGCCAGGTGGAGGGCTTCACCATCGGCGCGCAGACGCTGGGCGTGGAGCGCGGCTTCGAAGACAGCAACGTCCATCTGGGCCGCATGGTAAACAACCATATCGGCCTCGACATCCACACCCAGACCGCGGCCGCCTGGAACACCTCGGTGCGCTACCATGGCGGGCATTTCGCCATTGCGAGTTCGGTCTACCCGACGCTGAGCCGCTATGGCATCCGCTTCTCGGCCGAGCCTGGCGCCTATGTCGCGCATAACCGGCACGTCTTCTTCGGCCCGGCCTTCGAATTGCAGGCGCGCGACCGCCCGGCCATCCTGGGCGCGCCCTTCCTCTGCCTCGTGAACAGCCGCGCGGTGATCGCCTATGGCATGCGCATGGAGGGCTGCTCGCCGCATCCAGCGCTTCATGTCGGCAACGCGCAGGACCACATCTACGAGGTGGCCTGGGCCAGCCAGGGCTACCTGCTGGAGGTGCTCTACGACAACGCCTCCGCCCGCGTCGGCGCCGTGGTGCGCGGCCTGCACCAGGCCGCGGCACACCGGGAATTCACGCGCGAGGTGGGCGCGGTGCCCAATCTGCGCGCCGCCGCCTTCCGCTGGAACGCATCGCAGACCGGTTTCGACCAGCTGGCCTGCCTTTCCACCAATGTCGGCGGCAGCCCCGTGACGCTGCCGGACTTCGCCTTCCCCGGCCTCGAGGATTACGTGCTGACCAACCGCGGCGTGGTGCTGCCGGGCGGGCGCGGCCTCGGCTTCGTCGTGGATGCGACACGGGCCCGGGAATTCGCGCTGGCGGTGGATGCGGACGATCCGCGCCTGATCGTCCAGTGCTTCGACGCGGGCATGAACCTGCTGACCGATGCCGGCGGGCCGCTCGTCCGGGCCTCCGGCATGTCCATGGTCTGGAACGGCGCGGCGCGCTGGTGGCAGGGCTCAGCCGACATGACCGATGCCGATCTCACGCGGCTGCAGGTCGTGCGGCTGGAGCCTGCCGTCGCTTACGCCATCATCGGCGTGGCCCGCATCGGCACGGATTACGAGGTGCGCGCCATGCGGCTCTGCTGCGACCCGGCCGTCTCGCCGCCGCTGCTCTACGGCCTGCCTGACCTGCGCCATGGCGCGCGGGAATTGCGCGCGGAGCTCGCCTGGGATCCGCCCTCGATCGCGGGGGGCGCCACGGCGCAGCTGAACGTGCCGCTGCCGGGCGCGCGGCCCGGTGATTTCGTGCAGGCGGCCTTCACCCTCGCCACCTCGGGCATCGTCTTCCTGGCGCAGATCGGCGCGCAGGATGTGGTGACGGTGACGGCCTGGAATCGCAGCGGTGCGGCGGTGGATCTCGGCCCCGGCACGGTGCGGGTGCACCTGGTGAAATCGTGAGGCGCCGCAAGCCGCCCCCCGGGGCGGCCGACCTCCAGGCGGCGGTCCCGCTGGTCGCGCAATCCTACCTGCGCTTCGTCGCCGACATGCAGCCCGAGCCCGAGAGCAAGGCCTTCGCCGCGCAGCACAGCGCCGCCAAGACGGCGCTCTCGCATCTCGAGCAGGTGATGAAGCTCGCCGCCACTGGCGAGGAATCGACGACCGATGCCGCGGGCGATGCGCTGGACGCGGCGCGGCAGGAAATGGACGAAGAGGAGATGCCCGCGGATGACCCCGGAGAGCCTGGCTGACCTGCTCGAATTCACCTGGGTCTGGAACCGGCAGCAGCGCCAGGCCACGCCGCAGGTGCATCGCCGCATCCTGCGCTGGCTGGAGACCGAACAGACCTCGCGCCGCCTGCTGCTCATGGCCTTCCGCGGCTGCGGCAAGTCCACGCTGGTGGGGCTGTTCTGCGCCTGGTCGCTCTATCGCAACCCCGACATCCGCATCCTCGTCGTCGCGGCCGACCAGACATTGGCGGGCAAGATGGTGGGCCATGTGCGCCGCATCATCGAGCGCCATCCGCTCTGCGCCCGGCTGATCCCCGAGGGCGACGAGGCCTGGGCGGCCGACCGCTTTACCGTGCAGCGGCCGGGCGCCCTGCGCGACCCCTCCATGCTGGCCCAGGGGCTGCTCGGCAACATCACCGGCGCGCGGGCCGACATCATCATCTGCGATGATGTCGAGGTGGCCGGCAATTGCGACACGCCCGGCAAGCGCGCCGAATTGCGCGAGCGGCTGGCGGAGACGGAGTTCATCCTGACACCCGGCGGCCTCATCCTCTATGTCGGCACGCCGCACACGGAGGAAAGCCTGTATCGCCCGGGCGACGGCTTCCTGCACGGCTATCACCGCCTGGAAGTGCCGATGCTGGACGGCGCGGGCCACAGCGCCTGGCCCGAACGCTTCGGCGAGGCGGCGATCGAAAGCCTGCGGGACCGCGTGGGCGCGCTGCATTTCGCGCGCCAGATGCTGCTGCAACCGGTCGCGATGACGGCCGCGCGCCTCGATCCGGCCCTGCTGCTGCGCTACCCTGAGGAGACCGAGTACCGCGAGGCGAATGGCCGCGCGCAGCTCTGGCTGCTCGGCCGCCGCATGGCCTCGGGCGGCGGCTTCTGGGACCCGGCCTTCGGGCGTGCCGAGGGCGGCGGCGATGGCTCGGTGCTGGCCGCCACCTACACGGATGGCGAGGGCCGGCACTTCCTGCATCGCCTCGCCTGGATCACCCAGCGCGCCGATGCGCCGGATGACCCGGCCACGCAGCAATGCCGCCAGGTGGCGGAACTGGCGCGCGAGCTGATCCTGCCCGTGCTGCGCGTCGAGACCAACGGCCTCGGCCGCTTCCTGCCCGCGCTGCTGAAGCGCGAGATGGCGCGGGCGGGGGCCGCCTGCACCGTGATCGAGCACAGCAACCGCCGCCCCAAGGCGGAGCGCATTCTCGCGGCCTTCGACCCGCTGCTGGCCGCCCGCCGCCTGCACGCGCATGAGAGCGTCTTCCGCACCGGCTTCCCGCGGGAGATGGCGGAATGGCGGCCGGATGCGCGGGGCGCCCGGGATGATGGGCTGGATGCGGTGGCGGGCTGCATCCTGGCCGAGCCCATCCGCCTGCCGGCCCTGCCGCCCCGGCCCGCCGCGCCGAGCTGGCGGGGCGGCTAGAGCATGATCCGCTGAGGTGGAATCACCGAAGCGGTGAATCAGCCTCTCAGCGAAGGCTGGACCCTGATCCGCGCCTCTATCCGCGCGGATCAGGGTCCAGCCCGCCCTCAGGCCGACTTCTTCAGGATCTCGCTCGCATGCCGCGCCCGCCCGGGCGCCGTGATGGCGAAGCGCCCATCCGCCCGCTGCTCGGCCAGGCCCATCCCCTGCAAGCGCAGCAGGCAGGGCTGGTCCTTCAGCTCCGGCGGGCGGCCATGCGGCCCCACCAGCGTCAGCCGGTGCAGGGCCGAGCGACAGCAGCTTTCCAGATACGGCTCATTCCACATTCCACGATCTCTCCAGCGCGCATCCGTTGTGGCGATGCCCGCGCCCGCCCGCAAGGAGGCTCCCCATGGACCCCATCAATCCGTCATCGCTCTGGTGGATGGACGCCGCCCAGGCGCCCGTGATCGCCGGGCTCTATTGGCTGCTGCTTGGCATCAAGCGGGACCTCGACCGCCGGATCGAGAAGGGCACCTCGCGCCATGATGACGGCCTCTCCCGCACGCGGGACGAGCTGGCCGCCTTCAAGCTCGAAGTCGCGCGGACCTACGTGCCGCTCTCGCTGATCCGCGACGTGGATCGGCGCCTCTCCGAGCAGCTGCTGCGCATCGAAAACAAGCTTGAGAACGTCCGTCGCGACCAGGAGCACGACAAATGA